AACTCCAGAATCTCCAGACAGACTCGTAAGTACTTCCGTTATCAGTCAGGTAAAGGTATTCAGACCTCACTTGCTATTAACTTCACACCACAGATTCCAATTACGAACTTAACATTTGCGACATCTGGTAGTACACAAGTTCAGTCATGTTCAGGTACAATTGATACAACTGTTCTAACAGTTGCTGATAGTTCAGTACTTGTTGTTAACATGCCTGTAAGTGGTACTGGTGTTGGTACTGATAGTTTTGGTGAACCAGTCAAGATTGCTGAGATTGTTGATGGTACAACCATTAGACTTAGTGCATTCTTAACTGAAACAATTAGTGGTGAGTCAATTACATTCGATCCAGTTATTACTGCAGAATGTACAACAAACAAACCACACCAGTTAAGTGCTGGACTTAATATTAAGATTATTGATTGTGATACTCCAGAGTATAACACTGGTACTAGGGCAACTAACGTACTAGCAGTTAACGATGAATTTAAGTTCACATACTTACTGAAAGAAACTCCTTCACAGTCTGTTGGTGCTGGATTCCCAACACTAGCTGTTCTATCTTGGAACGACTGTATGGTACGTGCTGGTATGTTTGATGACCAGAACGGATTCTTCTATGAAATGGATGGTTCTACAATCAACTGTTGCCGTAGAAGTTCAGTGAAACAGCTTCCAGGAACTGTTAGTGTAACCAAAGGTTCACAGATCGTTACTGGTACTGATACTAAGTTCACAACACAGTTACTTCCGAAGGACATGGTTGTTATTCGTGGTATGAGTTACAAGGTCGTTAAGGTCTCTAACAATACCCAGATAACAATTCAACCATCATATCGTGGTACAACTAATGATGATGTTATCATGACGAAGACGGTTGATACCAAGGTTGCAAGAGCAAATTGGAACATCGACACTGGAGATGGACTTGGTAAGTCTGCTTACATCTTGGATACTTCTAAGATCCAGATGTGCTACATGGATTACTCATGGTATGGTGCTGGTAAGATCCGCTTTGGATTTAAAGATCAGCATGGACATGTTAAGTACTTCCACGAGTTCAAGCATAACAACTTACTAACTGAATCTTACTTTAGATCAGGTAACCTACCTGCTCGTTACGAGATTGAGAACGGTGATAATCCTAACTACGTTGGAACTCTGTTCCACTGGGGTACATCAGTTATCATGGATGGTACATTCCAAGATGACGAAGCGTATCTATTCACTGCTTCTGGTATTACTCATAAGTATACCAACAGTTCTGCTAACGCTGCTCAGTCAAATAACAACTCTGCTATCGTTGAAGAAAGAGTTAACTGGTACTATAGAAGATACTTTATCAGAATCCCATTTGATAATGGATCTTATGGTTCTATTCTAACGATTAACACTAACATCTACGAATCTTCTGTTGCTAACGGATACTTCGCTGATGGTAGAGTGATCGATACTAGATCATATCAGTCAGGATCTACCTATTACGTATACATCAAGTATACTGAAGGTACATCTGACTACTTCCCAAGAAACTACTACTCACAAATTAACGGTAACTTAGGTAACCCTGCTGTTCCTAGCAGCACTACCTTCTCAGTTGGTGCTCCATCAGGTAACGAGAACTTGATTCCAACCGATATGCCTCTAATTTCAATTAGATTGGCTCCATCAGTTGACTCCTCGATTACTGGAGCATTAGGAGACAGAGAGATTATCAACCGAATGCAACTTAAGCTTGACTCTGTTGGTATCCTGACTACTCACGAGACAGAAATTAGTCTAAGACTGAATCCTTCCTTGAGTACAGACACCTTCGAGAATGTTGAAAACCCATCACTATGTCAGTTGGTTAGACATGGTTCTTCTGATACATTAGCATCTGGTTCAACGATTCTATCGTTCAGAGCATCTGGTGCTGGATCTGGACAAACCGCATCAACTAACTTCGACCTATCGAAGATTAGTGCGTTGGGTAACTCAATCTTAGGTGGTGACGGTATCTATCCAAATGGACCTGACCTTCTAACAGTTGTAGGAAACATAGTTGACTCTTCTGGAGTTTCACTAAATAACCCTTACTCAATATCTGCTAGAATTACATGGCAGGAATCACAAGCATAATCTATAAGGAGATACTAAAATGAGTTACACATCAAGAGGACTAGACGGACAGGGTGTTGCTGGCACCCTGGAAAGTCTAGAAACAGCACTCAAAGACATGACCCCTGCAAGGTGGGAATGGCACGTTGAGCAAGACGATGCTAAGAGAGTTGCAGACGAAGCTTATTGGAACAAAGTTGAAAATGAGTGGATTGCATATAAGCTAAATTGTGGGGATCTAAATTTTCCACAAATGAAGCAAGGTTTGGACTTGTATAACAAGTACGCACCACCTAAGCATCATCTAGATTGGAATGCAATTACTGGAGCATAAAAAAGAATAAAAAAAGGAGGGGATAAAACCCCTCCTTTTTATTTGATTACTCCTACAAGAGAGTATCTTATATTTTTTTCTTTATCAGCATCGTATGATATACTATGCCATCTATTACCTCTGTACATAGAGCACATATTTCTCTCTACTTTAATAAATTTATACCTTTCAAATCTAGGTAATGGTTCATCTGGAGAGTCTCCCTCATAGTATACCCAATCGGATATATCAGTTCCCTCTATAAGATTTTTACTCCAATACTTTTTACTCTCCACATTCCATTCAAACTTCTTACGATATTCATCACAAGCTAGTTTTGATTTTGAAAGTTGCATTGAATTGTAGAATCTCTTTCCATCACTGGTTACAAATCTCAAAAAAGATGTACCAGTATTATCATTCTGAGTAAGATACATGTTACATGCTATTGAGAATGGATCTATATGAGGAAGCCAGTTGTTTTGACAAGCTTTCATTCCAGGGTAACATGTATTTGTATAGTAATTAAATTGAACTTGTTGTCTTTCGTACTTATGTAACCCAGTCTTTTTCCCTAACTCATAAATCTCATCACATAATTTTCTTGCTAATTTGGATTCCAATGGTTGTTGAAATCCAGGAGCATTACTAGCCATGTAGGTGAATTTATCTCGTAATATACTTTCTGTTTTATCCTCAGAGGGTATATGTTTTAAGAAGTCTATAACAGCATCTGGTCTTTTAAAAAAGTTTCTAGCAGTAACATATTTTAATCCAGACTCTTCATCTTTATTAGATTCTATTTTTAGATTGTCATTAAGCTCAAATACCTCATCCAATTCTCTACTTGTGTATCGATTAAATTCGGATATATCTAGTTTATCTTTAGTGTAATCTCTCATAGTCAATAATCACTATCCCACTGTTGTGGTTGTTGTACTCCTGGTAGTTCTTTATCTTCTTCAAATTGATTTCGTGCCTCTGGATCCCCTTGCTGTTGACCTTGAGCAATAAGGATATTGGTATTGAAGATATATCTTTCAACATCTTGTTTACCATTATAGTCATGAGTCATCCATTTACCAGATTTAAAGATAACCATTCTATTTTTCTTTGCTTCTACAAATCTAACTTTATCATAGAATTTTGTATCTTCATATGGTTTATACATTTCCAGATCTGGTTGAACTGTTACGAAAACATTCAAATAATCTTTTAGTGTACCTTGGAGTTCTTTATCCTTAATCTCTGTAAGATCCTCTACGTTTTTATATCTTTTATCTTCAAACAAAAGATCATAAAAAGATATACCATTTTCAGGATCTATATCATCACCTAAAAATACATCACATGCATACTCAAACTCTAACACAGGAGTTGGCCAAGCTCCACGTTTGTGTATAACCATATTATCATGTTGTAGATTGCAAGTTACCAATCCACTCCTAGATAGCTGACTCATATACTCTTTGTCTTTCAAGTATTGGTTAACTTGATGTGGAACAAATTCTGCTTCTATAAGTAGTTTGTAAAGATCTTGAAACCATACATCAAAGTATTGGTTTGGAAGTAACTGTGTTATACCATTAGGAGTCTTGAATTCAGGTTTATCTCCCTGTCGGTACATGAGTCTTTTAATCTCATCAGTACTATCTGCAGGAAAAGATGCAAGGTATTCATAAACAGCATCTGGGTCTTTAAAGACATCATCTATAACTACATAGTCACCCATGTCTTGTATATCAACATCCTCACTGATTTCCATTATTGAATGAAAATCATGCTGTTTGATCTGAGATCTTATAGATTTACTCATAATATTGTACTTTATTCAGGTGTACTCATTTCAAAGTTCTGTTCTGGGTTTTCTAATTGCTTGTCTCCTTGATGTGCAAGAGAAGTTGGACTTACCATACCTGGAGCTCCAGTATCAACAGCCTGCTCGGAAGGATCTTGACTTACTACAGTTTCCTTCATATCAGGTTCTATCACAACTGTATTCTCTGCTTGATATCTAGCAACAACATCTAGGTATGCTGATACGATATCATTATGAGGTTCATATACTACTCTAACAAAGTTATAAGTGAATTGGAAATCTCTATCTGCAGACATAGGAGCCCAAAATCTAAATGCAATATCACCCTGTGGTACATCATCAGGATTGGGAGCATCTTCATTTAGATTTTGAACACTACCAGGAGTAAAATCTATAGTGTAAGGAGCTTCTACTTTGTACCCCAAAGCTTCATTCTTCTCTTTATCCATTACTTCCTTGATATCACCTATGACTGTTTCACCAGTTTCCAATACCAATAATTTTATACTCATTTTACTTGTTCCACGTGTGTTATAATTGTACAGTATAACCCGTCTTCTGTCAAGTTGTATTATGACGATAAATATGTTATACTGTACTTATTTAGATCTAGACAAATGAGCGAATCTGGAAAAGGTTTTGCGGATACTACGCCAAAAGAGATATCCCCTGATGTGATATATGTTAATGAGGAAGGAAAACCTGTATCATATGGACACAAAACACCTGTTTTAAAGCAGCATCCAAATAGAGAAGCACCACCTCTGTTGAAAGATATTCCTTTATATGAGTTAGTGCAAAAGATCGAGAAGAAGCATGGATATAATTTGAATATGGTTGTTGAAGCTTTCTTGAAGAATCAATCAGAAGAGAATGAGCACATTCGTGATAGTGATATTCTAGAAGATGGTATGGTAAGAGCTGATGAAATATATTGGTATTGTGAATTCCAAAATCAGAAGAAAATATTTGATCACATTGCTTCTGTTGAGCAATGGTTCTTAGAAGAAGTAGAATACGATCCTGAAATCCCATATACACCACCAGAGGAACCAAAAGTAAATGAAGCATGATTTAACAAGAGAAGCACAAATACATGAGGTATTTCCTAAAGTAGTTTGCCGTCATGATAATATAGGATTGGATTTGATTCCAGGAATGCTTGAGATGATGGAAGATATTAGAGATCAGACTGCTGGTAATTCAGCTCTCAATGTAAATTCATCTCATACCACTATAGAAACTCTTCATAGACTACCCATATTTAAAGATCTAAGTAAGGAAATTATTAGGGTTTCTAGAGGATTCATGGTTGAATATGGATATGATCCTAAGAGGATAGAAGATTTATTCATGGCTGGTATGTGGTTCAACCATTCAAATAAAGGAAATTTCATCTTCCCTCATATCCATCATGGAGGATTTCTTTCATGTGCTTTTTATTTAAAAGCAGATCCAGAAAAACATAATATTGTTTTTTATGATTTCAGTAAGAACATAATAGAAGACCCTTATTCATATAATGATCTAAGCTCAGAAGTTTTTTCTTTACCATGTAAACCTGGTAGACTCTTAATATTTCATTCAGATTTCCCTCATGGTGTTCCTTTACAAGAACATGACGAAGAAAAAGTCGTTGTATCATGCAATATGCTACTGAGAAATGTACCTAGTTGGGAAGGTAGAGCTGCTTGAAGCTAAATACCATTAGGAAACTATTGGTATTCGTATGGCTGCTCCTAGCACGAAGGCTGAGTTTAAAGATTACTGTTTGAGACAGTTAGGTGCTCCAGTCTTAGAAATTAATTTAGATGATGATCAGATTGATGATCGGATAGATGATGCTCTCCAATATTTCCACGAGAGACATTATGATGGATCCGAGAAGATGTATCTTAAACATCAGTTCACGGATGATGATGTAACTAGGTTTACTACTCAGAATGAAGTGCAGTCAACTACTGCACCTGATGCTGCAGCATGGGAGAATAGAAAGAATTTTTTAGAGATACCAGAGCATATCTTTGGTATCTCAAAGGTTTATGGTATCAGTTCAAACTTTGTTCGTAACAGTTTGTTTGGACTAAATAACCAGTATTATTTGATCTCATACACTTCAGGAACAGGTCTTGCTTTTGGTGGTGTTGACTTAGTTAACTACTACATGGTTAAGCAACACTTTGAAACTATTGATATGGTTATCAATACAGGAGCTTTAGTAGAGTTTAGATTTAATACTAGAGCAGATAGACTGTATATTGATATAGATCCAGACAGAGTAGTTAAGGATCAATTTCTGATTATAGATTGCCACAGAGCATTGGATCCAGCATCTTATACACAGGTCTGGGATGACTTCTTCCTTAAGAAGTATGCTACTGCTTTACTCAAAAAACAATGGGGTCAGAACTTAATTAAGTTTAATGGAGTTCAACTTCCTGGTGGAGTAAGTATAAATGGTATGCAAATATATAAGGAAGCTGAGAAAGAAATAGATGAGTTGATGGAGAAGTCTCTCAGCACATTTGAATTACCACCTATGGATATGATAGGATGAAGAAGGTATACTTTCCTCAACACGGTGGTGTTACCACCGAACAGAATCTAGTACAGGACTTGGTTGATGAACAAATCAAGTTATTTGGTACTGATGTTTATTATATTCCTAGGAGTATGCTTAGGGATAAGACTCTTGGTGAGGTAGTACATTCTGAGTATAACCAAGCATATATGATAGAAATGCTACTGGTTAATGTAGAAGGATTTGGATCTCCTTCAGAATTTATCAGTCAGTTTGGTGTAAGGATCACTGATGAGATTAAGTTCATTCTCTCTAAGAGAAGATGGGAGCAGTCTGTAGTACCTTCAGTTGGTCTTACTATTACTGATAGACCTAATGAAGGAGACTTAATATACTACCCATTAACAGAGAACGCATACGAGATTAAGTTTGTCGAGAGAGAAACTCCTTTCTATCAGTTAGGAAAACTCTATTACTATGAGATCACTGCTGAGATCTATGAGCAGGGTTCTGATGAGTTTGATACTGGTATAGCAGAGATTGATGAGATAGAACTAGAGAACACATATGTTACTACACTATCTCTAAGTGCACCACGTACTACTGCTACTATGACTGGTTCTGTTGTAGGTGGTGTGCTGGATAACATAACCATCACTGCTGGTGGTAGTGGGTATAAGACTGCACCAGTGATTACAATATCAGATCCACCTGATGTTGCTGGAGGTGATGTACCTGCTACTGCTACATGTACAGTATTAAATGGTGCTGTTAATGCATTTACCATTACTAATCCTGGTAGTGGATACGTTACTCCACCTACAATAACTGTTGCAGCACCTGAACTATCTGTTGATTTCCAAGCAAGAGAATATATTGTTGCTGGTAATTTCCAAAATCAAGGTGGTGATAGGATATGGGCAGCACAAGGAGATGGTCAGATATTTGTAGAACATGCTGCGAGTTTTGATCCTGTATTTGCTACAACAACTCTAGTTAAATACTTCTTCTGGAAGTTTGAAGATCTTAGGTTGAAGTATCGTTACACATATACTGGTGAGACTCCAACAACAACTAAGGGTGAGTTCTACTATGATTCTGCTAATAGTAGATATGTTATTAATGCTTATGAGACTACAACAACCAGTGGCCAGAGAGCTCAGTTGTTTGATCTTGCTACCAATACTATAGGAGAGGTTTCTGGTTGGAATGGAGGAACCTTAGAGCTTGCTATGATGAATAAGACAGGTGATTTCTTAGATGGTGACTTAATAAGAGGGGTAGATTCTAATGCCCTATATACATTAGGATCCTTTAGTACGATTGATAATACTAATTCTGAGTATGATCAGAATAAAGCATTTGAAACAGGTGCTGATGAATTAATTGATTGGGGTGAAGACAACCCATTCGGTGAATATGGTAATTTTACAGGTAGCTTCTGATGTTAGGTACACATTTTTATAACGAAACGATTCGTAGAACAGTTATAGGGTTTGGTACTCTTTTTAATAATATAGAAATTAAAAAGAAAGACCCACTCAATAATGAGGTAGTAGAAACTGAGAAAGTAGCATTAGGTTATGGTCCTAAGAATAAGTTTCTTTATCGTTTATTTGAAAACCCTAAGACCCAAAAGGTTGCTATTACTATGCCTCGAATGTATTTCGAGATGACTGGTATTGATTATGATTCAGCAAGAAAGACTAGTCCAGTAAGGAAATATAAAAATGTTATACAAGGTGATGGTAGTGAGGTAAGAGTACAATATGTACCAGTACCATACACCCTAGGATTTGAACTTGGAATACTATCTAAGGATCAAGATACAGGACTACAAATACTAGAACAGATATTACCATACTTCCAACCAGCTTTTAACATCACTCTGAACATGGTTCCTGATATGAGTGAGAAGAAAGACGTTGCTATCACTCTTAACTCAATCAACATGGAAGATGAGTGGGATGATAGTTTCTTAGAACGTAGGTTGGTAGTATATACATTACAATTTACTGCTAAGACATTCCTATATGGTCCTTACAATAAGGCAGATATCATACGTAAGGCAACTGTATATGAATCTGTTGGTGATAAGGCAGTTAGTAGAAGAGCTGTTAAGATGGAATACACACCTAAAGCAAAGGTCGATAAGAATCAGGATGGACAGATTGATGCTAATGATGATATCTTAATAACACCTGATGATGATTTTGGTTTCAATAGTGGGTTTGAAATATTATGAGTGACGAAATATTTGAAAAGAACATGGAAGAGATCTTCGATGTTGAAGTATCTAATACACCCGAAGGTGGTTGTGCTAAACGCAAAGATCAACTCAGAGATGTCTCAGAGGACAGAGATAAAGACTATGAGTATACGAGGGCAGAACTCTATAGTCTTATAGATCAAGGTCAGGAGGCGGTCAGAGGGGCGTTAGAGGTTGCACAGGAGTCAGGGCATCCAAGAGCATATGAAGTTGCTACTAATGCTATGAAACAGGTAGCAGACATGACTGATAAACTCATGGATCTACAGAAGAAAGTTAAGGATCTTGATGCAGAGAAGAAAGGTCCAAGTACTGTTACTAACAATGCTATGTTTGTAGGTAGCACATCAGATCTACAAAAGATGCTTAAGAAAATGGGAGGTGGTAAACGGTAATGGTAGCAATTAATACTATGCACGTGAAACGGAAGATATCTGTTTTCACATCGAAGTTACCAGACTACGAAAACTTGAATAAACATTTACTCACTTTAATAAAACAATACAGAGAGAAGTATCCCGAAAAGGAAGAACATACTAATCTTAGAGCATGGAGAAGTGATTACGAATCTCATATTAAAGAAGATAGGTTTGATTATCTGATTGATAAATGCTGTGAGCTTGCAACTACTATAACAAAGCAGCATCCAGATTATAATTCTTATGTTGAATATCTACCTTCTGGTTTTTGGGTAGGTCAATATGATAAAGGAAATTATGCTAGAAAGCATCATCATGCACCAAATGATTTTGCTTGTGTTTATTACATAGATGTTGATGAAAATTCAGCACCTATTATATTTGAAGATGAACTAGTAGTTAAACCTGAAAGTGGTATGATAGTTATGTTTCCTGGATTTTTAAATCATAGGGTAACAGAAACAGAATCACCTAGAACTATTGCTGCTATGAACTTAGTTAAAAAACTAGATATAGAGTATAGAGAATAAAAAAATGTCTTATCAAAGAAACGATGTTGACTGCAATCCAGTCGGTTCTCAACCAGGTAGCACTACAGTTAACTGGTTCTCAGGTAACGAAGGATGGAGTACCAAAACATT